TAATTTTGAACAGTTCTTGGCGACCAAGTTACCCATCCAAAGAATCTGCTTTACAAAAGCATCTTGATTGACTGGACGTTGTTCGTCAGTAACAGTAAATTTGGCATCTTTGTGTACACGAATAGCCAAGTATTTGGTATTCAAGTAATACATAACACCAGCATTACATTGTTCATCAAAAACCATCTTTGCTCCCTTAAAAGCCAAGTTCATAAATCCTGCATCAGCAAGTTTGTTATCCGCAAACCGCATATCAGGTTGCAACTTGGATTCGTAAGCCTCGTATTCATCTTGATCAGTTACAATCAAGTCTGGATGATCTTTTCTATAACCCTTAGAACAAGTATTGTACTGGGTTCTCATATTGTCGATTGTCAAAGGTCCGGCCACAGCCGTTTCTTGAGATGACCACCAAGAATTATCTCCTCTAGCAATGTTTCCATAAGTACCAGCAGAATCAACAGCTAGAACTAAACCAGTTAGGTCTTTGCTGCTATTTCCTGTTCCATCAGTAAACACATCCCCGTTCATACCTTCAATTAAAGACATTTCAGCCTGCATTATTTTTCCCTCAATTAAAGAAAAAACCGCAGCTTCACCTGTGTTTTGTCTCTTCTCTCTACCAGAAACCGTAACAGAAACAGAATACTGTTTCCATTCGTATTCCGCATTGGTCATACCATCTTGAGGATCGGTGTCTAAAACATCATATCCATCGTATGAACCAGCAGTAGAGTTAAGTGCGTACAATAACGGTTCAACTATCTTTCTGCCTCCGTCTAACTCTTTGTAAGTCTGACTTCCCATTCCACGCAACTTCTCCGATCCTGCTAACAGGTAGAAAAGAGCGTTAGATTGAAAAATATTGTCGATAAGTGTTTTATCGGCATACTTAACTAACGTAGAGGTAGCCAAAGTATTAAAATTTGCATTTCCATCAGCCATATTATATTCACCACCTTTCTAAGCTTCTTCCATTTCCCTTTTAGCTGCTTTAAAAGCGTCATGGATTGTTTTAACTTTATTAATTGGCTTGGTATTAACAGCCGAATCTGTTCGTTCCAGATTCCCCTTTTTAAGCATTTCTGTATCTTTTTTAATCCTCTCTTCACCAGTCTTTTCTGCTTTTTCAATCATTCCTTTTACTCTTTCTACAATCTGTTCTGGGTTGAGCTCTCTCCCGGTCTTTGGATCAATTACACCCTTTTCTATCTGATCGGCTACAATTCCTGCAACCGCCGCATCTTTTAGAATCGGATATTTTTCAGCTAATTGCTTTGCTTGATCCGCCGATTGTCGTTCAATCGCTGAATCCTGTGTTTGAACAAATCTTTGAACCTCATACTGGCGTTCTTTAGGAAGGTCTGTAATAGACAGATTACCTGACTTCCAAAGTTGTGCCAATTTATCAGTTGGAGTTCTTGATAAATCAATATTCCCAACTTGCCCAGTCTGTTCAAGATTATCCAGATACTTTTGTGCTTTATCCCAAGCCTCTGCTTTCTCAAGTGCTGTTTCATGTTCAGTTTTCAGTCCATCATAATCTGCAGCCTTTTGTTCGGTATCCTTCCAATTACCGAGCTTGCTTTCTAAGTCTTGATAAGACTTAACAAGTTGTTCGGCTCCAGTTTTATCATCCCAGCCCTTTTCTTTAAATAAGGCTGATTGATCTCTGTATTTGGTTTCAACCGGGGCTTCAGCTTCCCCTTCACCTTTTCCGTCATCAGCTATTGTCTCCTCAGGAGAGGATTCTTCCTCTTTTTCCTCAGTTTCAACAACTGCATCTTCGGGGGTATTTTCATCGGACATAATGTCCTCCTTTCGGGCCTCTTTCGAGGTTATCCTAATTTATAATAAGTCAATGTGCTACTTAATCTTTTTGCCAGTCTGGCGATCAAAAATACCATCTGCCTTTTGTATATGTTTATGGCTCATAAAACCGATAAATATATACGGACATTTGGTGCATTGATGATCTTTGCCAAACTTATGCACCTTGCAAAACGGAATGTCCTGCAAGCGGGAATACATGGTTTTTTCCCCTGTATTTTCGTCTACAATCCATTCATCTAATGCAACCTCTTCTTTTTTATCTATGCTTTTAACTTTCATACAGTTCTATTGGCTTGAGCCTGTATCGGTCCCTGCAAAGCCCCTTCTGTCGGCTGTCTAACATTGCCAGCCGGCTGGCCTCCTGCTTGTTGCTGTTGCGTAGAGTCCTTATTAACCAAATTATCAATATCATTCATTTCCCAGAGTACAAATAGTCTTTTCCATAGTTCAGGCGAATTAACACCGCTATCAGGCGAAGCAAGTTTTAAAGCATTTAATATCTGTTGTGCTTGAATGTTCCTATTTGACCTATTAGATGATTGGCTGATAATAGTCAGCTCAAATTCACCCTCAATATCATCTCGTGTGTAATTGGTATATATGCTCTTGCCATCTTCTGATAAACTAAACTTTTCATATTCATCTACTGGAGGTTGCCCTTCTTGCCCATTCTGTTCCCAAAGTTGAACTGCTGTTTGATGTAAAAATTTCTTATTTCTAATCATTTCTACAACATCTGAACCAGTAATCCTTATATCAGTACCATCTAAGGGTGCATATTGCTGTTCCAACTGTAAGATCATCATCTCTAATTCTTCCTGTGCCCTTTCAAGTTTGGTTGTCATTCTTCCGCTTTTTACATCTTTACCCTTTTCCATTATTCCCTGACCTGTAGCTGTACCGGCTTTGCTCAAAGATGTCTGTCCGTAAATAATGCCGGTCAATAAATAAAACAACTGTTCAACATCTTCACTTTGTTTAAAAATAGAAGAATCAAGGGTTGGGGGTAAAACTGGCCTGAAAGAGTTTGGTTCAGACTCATCAACAATTATTCCGACATCAGGATCAAGCAAAGCAGTTTCATCAACTTGAGTACCTTTTAGCTTTGCCCATTTAGGATTGACCATTCTTCTTATATATGTCCGCCTCTTGTTCATGTGTTCATTAAATTCCTGATCTAAGTCTAGAACCGAATCTAATGATCCCCTTGCAGTTGGTTTAAAGAAATTCTTGAAGTTTAATGCAACAACATAAGGCTTTTTATTGCCCCATTTATATTGATTCTCTTTAGTTTGTACGATTTTCTTATAGGTAAACAACACTTGCATATTACTCTTGCCTTCCCAAACCCCATGATAAGCAAACAATCTAACTCTTTTTAAATCATCTGTATTTTCTCCTGGTAGGCTTGGTGAAGAATCAATATCCTTATCTTCCTTGTCTAATCCAAAATCGGGATCAATCAACTCAAGCTCATCATCGTCGATTTTAACATTATATTCATTTTCTATATGCTCTTTTGTCTTAACCATTTCTTCAATAACATAAGGACATTCTTCCCCTAATACTGGCCCACGATACTTAGTTTCCGGCGACATATAGAATCTTCTCGGATCAATAACTTCAACAAAGGTTTTGTTTTCTACTATTCCCTCAATATCTTGCTTGACGATAGTTTTACCATCTTCCCCTTTTACTTTTTTTACACCTTTTTGGTTTTCAATGTGCCTGCCGATCTTATATATAGCTTTTCCCGTTATAATAAATGATTGGATAAACTGTTCTTTTAAATCAACAAGTTTTAAATCCTTTCTTTTAGTATATTCCAATACACCCTTCCAAAAGACTTTTTTAACTAAATCTTCTTTGGCTTCTGCCTCTATTATTGTTTGCGGGGGTGTAAATGAGAGTTCTGATATGTAGTTATCATAAGCAGCCCAAACAAGTGGATATTTAATCTTTTGAGTATTAGTATCTCCGCCGATAGTTACTTCTCTTTTAAAGTCCAATACCTTTAAAACTTGTTTCCACCATTTTCGCTGTTCCCTTTCAGCCTTCTTAGCAACTGAAAGTCTTGTTGTTAGTTTAGCCAGTAGATTATCTTGGCTATCCGTAGTTGTTTTTTCTTTTTTATTATCAGCCATAAAAAAAAGCCCCATTGCTGGAGCCAGTTGGTTATAGTTCTTATCTATTTTATATCACACTTTGTTTTCTTTATCAATATTATTGACAATTAATTCTTCCTCTTTCAACTGAAAGCTCGGCTTTATATAAAGTCCATTCTTCATTCTAATTCTTCTTTTTAAAAAGTGTATTTCAATGCTTCCGTTGCCCTCTCCATTAAATATTACGTTCATAGCTTTCCAAACCCTATATAAATCAGGGTTTATTCTACTAAGTAAGATTTCAGCATTGATCTCTTTTTCTTTCATAGTCCTGATAATTGCCCTAAGGCACGTTGTTTTCTTCTTTGCTCAAAATGCCACTCGAATGTTCCCTCTGTTTCCTTTGGTTCTTTCTTTCTTGGTTCTATAATACCATATGGCCGACTCATAAAAGAATATCTATCCATATCATAAATGTGATCTTCGATATTTGTATCTACATCTTCTTTATTATCAGCATAGATGAGTAATGGATATGTACGAATTGCATTATGACAAATATTAAACTGTTGAAAATATGGCTGGCCATCAGGTGCTTCAGATAACCAATATCTAACCCTCTCCAGTCCATTCATACGATCATTATCCCCTTTTCTCATGTGTATATCATGACCATTATCTTGCCAGTACTCATTCATTGATTCCATTATTGATTTACCTGCTTTTCCAATGTGTCTAGGCTTCTTTGATCCCATTGAGGGATCACCTACAGCATAATCAATTTTCTCACCATTGCTTTTTTCCGCTATTATTTGAGCAACATTCTTATCGGTATAATCGAGCTTGGTTCTTTCTTTAAAATCTTCTGCTGCCGGAATATCATTTTGTACACCATAATAAAGTTCCCTATATTTCCATATTCTTTGAAATTTAACTCCCTTATCATTAAGTTGGTTTATTACTACATACCAAGCAACAGAGGTCGGCTTATCCCCTCCCCAATCTATCCCTATAAATCTAATGCCTTCTGGAATCGGTTTTACTTTGATAACATGATATGGCCTTCCTTCTTTTGTTGCCCTAAAATCAAATACTTGACCGGCGAATATATCCCAATCACCGTCTTTGTATGCTCTTCTTAAATGATCTGGCAAGTCATCAAGCCTTCTAACATAACCAGGATCAAACTTCATTAAAGCCTTGTTGTCTTGAACCTTCGCACTAACAAAATCAAAATCAGTTGGCCTTTCTTTATCTTTAAAATTCCTGTCAACAAATATTCTTTTTACCCATCCATGACCAATACCACCAGGATTGCCGGTTAATAGCATTGTCGGTTTTATATTTGGGTTTGTTGTTCTATTTGAAGACCTTAATATCTTAAATACTTCTTCTTCATGCTGTGTAATCTCATCTACGCTAATATCTTCATACTCTCTACCCTGATAAGTATAAACATCATCTGTATGTTGAAGATATGAAAACTCTGTAATTGAACTATTCGGCCAGTAAATTGCTTTTTCCGCTTTGTTATACCAATTCCTTATTGTTGGATATTCCTGGAAAAACATTCTTATGTGGTTTGATAGAAGCTCAGGATAGGTTTTACGAACAATCAATCCCTTAGTGCCGGGATATTTCATTCGTCTATATATCTCTCTTGCTCTAACTAGGAATGACTTGCCACCACCTTTTTCGCCCCTCCGTAAAATAATACGTTAGTTTTAAGAGATTTGTATAGTGCTTCTTTTTGTTTTGGTTGAAGAAAAGATGATTCTCTTTTTAATTTTAATTCTTCAGTGTATTTTTCCATTACTTCTCTTCTATTGTTATTTACATCATCTAATGATGGTGGATCTGCTGTTAATAG